GTACATTCGCTAGGGATAAGTGTTAAACACGTAACCAGCGTTGCGCCTCATGGGAGCCTTGCGACTCCCATCCTAAGCAGCTCCGTCCGGGCCGCGCCTTTTGAGCGCGTCCGGCAAGAGCCTCGTATAGACGAGCTCTGCTGTCAACACGAGGGTCGATCCCCGTCTCTTCCTCACGGATGAGCCTGCGCACCAGCACTTGATAGCACTGGTACCCAGGGTGGTACCTCACGACGTTCCCTATCTGCCGGTTAAGGCGAATAGCAACGTTGATAGGTTCCACGAAGATACAACTCTGTTCATTGGGGTCGCTTGAAAAGGCGACAATCCCTGCTGGAGCCTTTAAAAGCTCTTTCAGGATTTCCTCTGACAGGTCATAATATCGGGGGGCCACCGCATTGTATAGGGTGACCAAACCGACCACGGAGCTGATATCTGACGTGTCGGCTGTTCTTAACAGCCGAGGAGCGATGTCTACACCCTTGTAGTACTCGCCCCCACACGATTCACGAAAAGCTTGACCTGCGAAGGTCTTGCGCTCGTTAATCTGTAAGCCGCATACCGAGAAGATGGTGCGTATAGCATCAACATATCGGGTCGGCACGATCACGTCATCACCAAACACGAACGGCTTTGTGGCCCAGTACAGGCTTCTCTTGGAAGGGAAGCTCTCATCTGGGTCAACGTGCTGTTCTGTGTCCAACGTCCACATAGTAGCGACGGCCAGTGCCCACAAGCTAATTCCCATTACTGGGAAACAACACGCAGAGCCCATTGGGGCATGCATGAAGAGCTCGTGGGTAGTACCATCGACTTCTACGTGGGTCGCACGCACAGCCTTTAGATCCTCGAGTAGTGTCGTTCCTCGGAAGAGGAATTCCACTAGCCTCCAGGATATCCGGTCACTTGCGTCTTTCAAGTCTAACGTGGCATACAGGTCAGGGTATTTACTCCCGAGCTGCGCTACGCGTCGATTGATCGACTGGTCCCGGAGCTGTAGAGATACAACTCGTTCATCCTCGTAGAGGATGTGAGTGCTTAGAAGACCCTCTTCGGTCTCTAACATATCTTCTATGGCGTCAAGTACGGCTTGCTGCGCCCACATCGCCGAAGCGAGGTGTGGGGCGACAAGGCGCGGACCTCGCGCGTCTTTTGGGACACACGATAAACGACAAACGTTTAAGGTTGGTAAACCATCAACGAATTCGCTTGCGCCACTTGGGCGGAACAACTCCGCCATTCTGAGCATAATAGCCTCGGGGACATCCCGCTCTAGGTATCGATATTTCGTGTAACGAGTATCGTACTTGAAGTAGGTAGTCCCGGGGCCGTGCCGAGGGATGGCGGGACCAGAGTAATTTCGAGTCAAGTATCCGACGATCCTTTTTGCTAGTAATAGCGTACGGATTATTGGGCTTGGCTCTCGACCACACTGGTCAGGGCTTTCACTGCGAGATGCAGCGGCGGACAAGAAGCCGTCGCCGCACCAAGCAAGACAGCCCCGATTGCGATCCAAGAACGCTTTCTGAGTTTCTTCACGTTGGTTTCGGGTAGGTTCAACCTTAACCTTGTACGTGAACTTCGCAACTTGCCGAAGATCACGTATAAGTTCCATATCAACTTCAACCAAGGACCCTTTATCTAGGCGCTGCAGGAATGCAGCATCCTGTTCGGGAGTCATAGTTAATGACGATACGGGGAGGTTATGTTTACGAGCTACGTCCTGCTTAAGTGCAGAAGCGAGCTTAGTTACTAGTACTTCACTCATCGTCTAACGATCCTTCCTATTGTTAAGACAGGCCATAGTACGAGGTTAGATCTCGTTGTTCAGGATTTCGCTCAGGAACGAGTCGGTGGCAATCCAGGCTTTAAACTCATCGAAAGCTTTGATGAGCTCCTGGTTGCTAACCAAGACGTCCAACGGGCGACTGAGAACGAATCCGACCTCGATAGCGCGAGGCGTCAGCGTACCGTTTACGGTCACAGGCGCCTGCACAGTTACTTTTCGTTGGGTCCGGATCACCGGAACCCCACCCTGCTTGGTCTCCTGATACGCCGTGGTCAGGGCATAAGGTACGCCCTCAACCATTACCGATCGGACTTGTCCGGTCGGGTCTTGGCGCGTCAGGTTATACTTGTGGGTGTTGATCGTAACTGAGTTATCCATGGTCTTGTCGAGTTTATGGTTTGTCCCTGAGATAGAATTCGTAGAGGAAATCCCTCAATGGGGTATGCCTCTGACGCCTCCAGAATCTAAGGGGGTCGTTTTTGAATGTCAGCCGCGTTCGCGGCGACAATCTTGGGAAACGGCAGGCCAAGAGGGCCGCCGTGCTAGGGATCACACGAGAACTGGGCAGATTCAAGGAGACAGGAAGTCCCCATGTGTCTGTCCCCCGGTAGTAATACCGAAGGTCATAAGAATCCCGCCAATAATCGGGTGACCCGACTCCGCGACGCGTGAGAAAGTCAGCGCCAGTGAGGGCTATGTTAAGAGCCCAGGCGTCAGCTTCCACATTAATGTCGTAGAGTAGGTTACCTTGAAGGCGACGGATCAGATCACCTACACCGTAGAAGTAGTCTACCAAGAACGAGCCAGGGAGTAACTCCCAGCACGTCACGAGAGATGGTATTCCGTCCACGTCAGCTAAGTGAGCCATAGTGTTGAACGCAGACCCCCATTTACGGGTGATCTGTGCTTTGACCAGGTACTGCACTTTCGCGTGGTGGAGAGTCACATCTCTCACTTGAGTATCCCACGTATACGGACAATTCTCGAATCGTTGACCACTTTCCTGGGTCGCGCTCTCGAAAGGAGAGCGGATCGGCAGGTCGAAGTGCAAGAAACGAGTGCCTAGCTTGCGATCCGCATCTGCTTTCAGTCCCCGCCGGAAGGCGGAAACCTCGTTTGACACGGGTCGAATGAGCTCAAGCAGCGGTCGCCAACCCCAGATCCCGGTTAGGTAGAGACCTAATCCATTCTGGTGAATAGACTTAGTCTTGTTCCACAACCGAAACAGGGACGGACAATCAGGAAGCTCGCCGACTGATTCAGCAAGCCCACCTTTACCTAATCCCCATTTAGAGAGCATCGTTTTCGCTTTCGTTATATACGAACGCATTTCGACGCCAGAATACCACTGTGCCCAAAGAGGGGTTTTTGGATCATAACCCGTAAGGGCTAATGTCCGACCCATACTCAACGGGTGAGCGGCCATCTGTGAATGCCAAATGCTGACGCCACCACCTTGGATCGTGCGATAGCAACCTGCCCAGTCTGGGTAGTATGCTGCACTGTCGTAGGTGTTTATCTCCAATTTTTTATGGGAGATCGGCGACGGCCTAAGGATTACCTCTTTATGCTCGCATCCGGTGAAGGTCCCGAACTCATGGGGCGTCCAGTCGGCTATCCAACTGTGTTCCCCAGCGTTAGGACGCTGGACCGAACTGAGATCCACTGTATCGTCATCGTGGTCGCCGTAGTAGTCTCGCAAAACCGTCCCTGACGGGATGGTCTCGAGGCCTGCAGAGCGCTGACGTAGACGAAGTTGTGGGTTAGTCATAGATAAAGGAAAGGACCCT